CCGGAAACGTACGCAGCCCGGAGAGGGCTGGTTGAACACGTAGCAGAACACGAGAGTCCTGCTTATGCTATTCACCCTGACCGTGATGGAGTCTAGGGTGATGGCTACCTCTGGGGATGGTGGAATGGCAAACTCCACCAGCACGACTTCCCCCAGCGTATCCAGCACCCGATCCGGGTCGCTGGGGTCGTCATACCTCAGCTGCGCTCCGCCCGCGAGGGCGGCGAGGAGCATGGCGATTACGATAGCTCTCATTTCGAGCCTCCTTAAACGTTCGCGAATAGGTCCGCGCACTGCGCCCCCGCCTTGGGGGCTATTGAGTCCTTCAATCCCGTGTAGTAGTTGGTTATCCACACGGGGATGCCCCTGCGGTGGGCTTGCTCGATGAGATGCCGAATGCTCGGCGTGTCTTCAAGCCAGACCACCACCAAGGCCGTGGCATGATGCAGAAGGTCTATATTCCGCATCATACCCGCGTACGTTCCGTCATTCCAGTCGACGGGGAACGCACGCGCCGGGATGCCCAGCTTTTCAGCCACCAACTGGGCTCCCTTGTCCTCTCCCAAGACTGCAAGGCCGTCCGGGGAGAGGCCGGCTTCCTCTATCGCCCTCGCGCCGGCTTTCCAGTCGCCTAGGCGATAGAGCAGGGGAGACATTGCTAGGGCTATCCTGCTCATGTCTCCTCCTGATCTTCTCCGCGGAAACGCTGCGCACACGCTTCCGCGTTGTGAATCCTGCGCTGCATTTCAGCGCAGTCCCCTGGCAGAAGGTTAGAGTCGCGTAGTACGCGCTCTATGCGCTCCTCCACCAGGGAATTCTGCACGCCGACGGGCACGCCATGCTGCACGTCGTATGCGGTTCGATTCCACGACCGTGATACTGCCGTGCCGTTGAGCTTGTGCTCGCCGACGAGGGATTTTATGCCCCAGGCCACGGCGACCCTTATGAGCCGCTCTGCCTTATCTGAGATGGGCATTGGGACTACCTCCAGTCCCTCCCTCCATTTCATTTATACCAGACTGGGGGAGGGCGATTGGGAGTGATGGCTGGGGCGGGAGGGCTCGAACCTCCACCAACAGGATCCAAAGTCCTGCGTCCTGCCAATTGGACAACGCCCCAGCGGTAGATCATCGCACAAAAAGAGTCGCCCGTGCTAGCAGCTCATTAACCACGTAGATATGGGAGTGTCCCAGCGCCCTTAACGTGTCTGAGCGCTGTATCGCCTCGAATGGTATCGCCAGGAGTATGTCGCCGAACTGTATTGTGCAGGTATCGCAACTCCAGTCGGCATATAACATGCCTGCTATGACTGCAGTTGTGATATTGTCGATAGCGATATAGCCATAATCCACGCAGAATGGCTGATCCATGGTGACGTGGATGTTGTCATCCGTGATGGTCACCGTCGCGTGGAGGCTATCCGATAGCAGTTCGTCGATCCACACGGCGTCGCTAAGGTGTTCGGATGATAGGACCACATCCGCGCCTGCTAGCGACGCGCACAAAAGTGCTATGATGACGTATCGCATGTCTTCTCCGGTTTTGACGATCCCTCACGGATCAACCTAGGAGGTGGCGGGGTTGGTTCTCGCAGGGTGAGATTCTCCTCCTCCTCCCGTGGAGAGATCGCCGCGAGGCGTTCCTCTATACTTGCACACACCTGGCGGTGTGCTGCATTGAGTAGACGTGCCTCGCAAGTTGGGCATATCTTCTCTCCGTAGTCAATCAAGACATACGGAGCGTGTTGGCGATATGCCATCTCCAACTGAGAGTGCAGCTGCGACTTGCTGCCGCACACAGGGCATCGCGATGGCACTCCGCGCTCTATGTAGTGTAGCGCGATAGCCAGCACAAAGCTAGCTGCGCTACCGTATAGAGCCATAGGAACGTACCTCTCGAGCCCCGGAGTGAGTAGCCGATTGACGAGCAATCCCAGTATCCACCCTGCGGCGATCCACATCGGCGAGCGTCTATCGAGTGGATCTTGCATCAGCATGGCGGCTCCGATAGGGATGATAGCCATCACCCCGGTGACGAAGGCTATTACGGCGTGTCCGGGAACAAGTATTGATGCGTATAGCGCCAGCATTGCCAGCGCCCATCCGCATCCTACTGATATTAGGGCCATGGTAGCTCCTTTCTGTCTACTTGACATTACCCCAACGTACCGTTATGTTTATAACACATAACACAACGTTTTACGCTAGGAGCCGCATTGCCACAGATTAGCGTCATCATGCCCGTTTCGGAGAGCAGAGTCCACAACCTAATGGGGACGCTGAGATCGCTCACGCATCAAACGCTGCCGGCAAGTGAATTCGAGGTGTGCCTCGGCGTGGATGGAGTGAGCATAGATCCCATTCAGCATGTCATTGATATCATATCCCCCGAGTTTGAAGTGAAGTGCGAAGCGCTAGGCGACGTTAAGGAATCAGTCCGCCGCAATGCGGCGCGCAATCTAGCGTGTTCGTTATGCACTTCACCGCTGATGATGATCAATGACGCCGATATGTTATTGCCTCCCGGGGCGTTAAGTGAGATACTGGCCGCGCATCGTTCGGCGTTGGCTGACGGCAGACACGCCGCTATATTTCAGCGATTGGCGCGTATTGAGAACTCCCTGTCTGAATGGCACAAAATCAGCGCTGACTACATGGAAAACAAGCTCAGTCTAGGAGGCCTGTTAACACGCGCTACGCTGTCGAATCGTATTTTTAGCTCTTTTTCAGAAATCAACATCGAGAAGCTGCGCGAGTGTCGGGCGATTAAGGTGCGCAGCGTGCAGGAGAACTTCCCGACCATCGAGACTTGGATGTGGCGTGATCTAGGGGGCTTTGACGAACGCTTTATCGGCTGGGGCGGCAACAAGCAGGAGTTTGTCGAGCGGCTGAATTACTTGTCCAGGCTGGGCCTGATTGACCTTATACTCTTGCCGCATATTGTTTTATATCATCAGCCCCACGCCGAGTCTCCGGATGCTGCTAATAAGGCTTTGCGCAAAAAGAATACAGAGCTATTCCGCGCCGTGGTGAATAGGCCTCAGGGGTGGGAGTGGCGCATAGACAGGGTGAGGCGCAGTTTGGCTAATCATGGGCAACCCGAGTCGGACGGCATTAGCGTAGTGGTTGTGTCTGGAGATGTCACGGCATACCGTGCAGCGGCCGAAGCTCAAGGATTACACGCGCAAGTTATAACGCATTCCACGCTTAAGGCGCGTGAAGAGTATTGGCTGGGCTATGCTCTATCGCTGTGCGGATACTCGAGATGCCTAATCGTGTTGGGCAATACCGACAACATGCCGAAGCAATGGCGTGCGGGTACGGAAACGCGTGCGGAGTGGATACTGGGTGATACCAAAGATATTAGCCAAAAACTGGTTGGTGCATCAGTGTCTCTCGGCTCAATAAGCCGTGCGTCGGAGTTGTTGCAGGTGTCGGATCAGCGGACGCATCAAGCCGCGTTACACGCCGAGATATGGCCGCACCGCTTATATCGTCCCACTGCGGTGCGTGATGAGTTGTGCGTTGGCATTATTACCTACAACCGTCCGGAGATGCTGCGCACCACGATTAAAACGCTGATGGAATCCAAAAGCCCACATATCGACTATCGCATAGTGGTCAGTGACGACAATTCCGCCGAGGCCGCTCGATACATATTGGGGTGGGCTAATGATACTTACGGGGTCGAGATACTAGACAACCCTCAGCGCGGGGGAGTGGCAGAGCAGAGCAATCGCATTCTAAGATACTTCAACGGCCTATCGGGGCTTGGCGTGATTGCCAACGACGATCTATTGTTCAAGCCGGGTTGGGATGAGGCTTATCTTGCAGCATATAAGCTGACCCCGTGGAGTCATTTCGTTTTTATGGACACTGATCTCGAGAAGCGGATTATAGCTAATCTCTACCCCGTCAACGATCTGAGGCTGGACAACGGGGTGTTTCTGGTCAACTGGCGTCCTAGTCGCATACAGGGTGCGTTGATCACTTTTGATCAGCAGTGTATTGACCGCGTCGGGGCGTTTGACTCTGAGCGTTTCGGGTGGTTTTCGCACGAACACGTCGATTGGACGCTGCGCAATCAGCGTGCCGGTCTAGCCCCTGGCGGCAGACGCTTAGTGTCGGGGTGTTATGACGTTTTAGGCATGGATCGTTACGTATCGCTCAACATGCATCACTATCGCAGATCGGTGCCGGATAGTGAGCGAGATGCTTCAAACGAAACTCGTTTCCGGATGGTGGAGAGCAATCTCAACCGTATATATCTGCCTTTGGGGGATTAACATGTCGCAGAATTCACCTTCGCGCCAAGGTATATCGCTCGACACGCCTTACCCCTCATACTTGTGTTATCCTACAACCATGCCGATCATTAGGCGCAGCGTACCTATCCAGCAAGCCATAGGCGGACGCGCGGTGAAGACTGGCGGAGTTAGAAGGGAAAACACACTCGCGTCTTCACCCATATTATCGATTGTCTCCGTGGCTTGCATTTTGGCGCATGGGGTCAGGCGCAGTGACATTGTCGAAGCCGATCTTGAGTTGCCGGGCAAGACTTCCGTCACGACGATTGGGATGGCGTATGTCGCAAACACTGTCGCAAACCTGTCGCAAACAGAGGCATGCGACGCTGACATAGTGCTCAACGCGGAAGATACAATCTCGTGGCCGACCACGCTGGACGCAATCCGGTCGATGCGGCATTATGACGTTGTGGTGTGGCTAAGCTCTCGCGAGGCTATATCGGGGCTGGCTAATGCCATTGCGGTGTTAACCGGTTCGCCGCATTGGATTATGGTATTGCCCGGAAAGGCGTCTGTTGCGATTAAGACATCCGGCATCCCTGGCGATATCTCTTCTGAGGAGTTAGTAAAAACAATAAACGGGGTTGCGCTGCTGGATGATAACATTGTGAAGTGGGGGGCCCCCTCATAGAGGGGGCCTGTTGATCTCGTTTAGAACATCCTCGAGGGCGGCCTTGGCTGCCCTAACGCGCTCCCACCACGATTCGTCGTTGATGCGGTTGAGTTGCCGCACCAGGTGCGCCGCCTCCGCCCAGACGGCCTCGAGGCGCTCCTCGTGGTTAAGCCCTTGGAGCCAATCGCGATGGTAGTACACGCGCAGCGCGTCGGGCATTATCCAACACGCCACACCCTCATGCTTGATGTAGCGCGTGATGGGATGCCCCAGCAACTCCTCTCGCTTCCTCGCCCCGAATTCGAGGATTTTGTGATTCTCGGGGACGAGGATGGCGATTGACGGCATTTCGGATGCCGCGCTGTCGGCTTCCTTCTCGGGGACCGGCGGGTAGTATGCCACCACCAGTCCGTCGATGAGGCGCGACCAGCTACGCAGAGGCGGCAAGCTTGCGCCTCCACGCCAGGACCACGGCCCCCACCATGAGGGCCCCGACGATGGTGCTGAAGATTATCGCCTTCTTCATGATTCCTCCTTTAGGGTTTGGTTGCTCCGTATTGTTTATACCGCAATCAGGGGGGTATTGACACGCGGAGAAGGATAACATATATTGCTGCTGTAAGGAGGCGATAGCATGACAACGGACCACAAGAGACAATCAGAAAACGTGCGGAGCGTAGCCACTCGCCTCCTAGATATTCTGCAGTGGTGTGAAAAGATAGATCAGGCGGTGCCGGGGGATGACGGCTTAGTGACTGGTGGACATGTTACGCAATACACATCCTACCGGGACGCTATTGATGATAGCCGTCGTGCCCTAGAGTGGCTAGCGCTTTCGGTTTCGTCTATGTTATTAGAGAGCCCGGAAGTGGTTGCGGCACACTTATTGCGCGGAGATCGCATGGTGGAGCAGCGTGACGTGACAAACGGTCTAAGCGATATAATCGTGGAGAACACCGATATATCGGCGGTTAAGGAGGAGTCATGATTATTGCGAGGCCTCTAAGCAGCACGCTATACCAAGGCGAAAACGCTCAGTGGCGTGTTGAGCTGTTTAATCAGGACGGCTCGAAGGTTGTAGCGCTGACTGATCCCGCAACTAACGTTACGCTACGCATTCAGCGAAATATTGATGACGAATACCCTATTGTGGCTGATGCTCAAATGACGGTTTTGTCGGATAGTATCGTGGCGTATGATTTAATGGTGCACGACTCGTGGCTGGGGTATTATTGCGGTCAGATTACGGTTACAATCCCGCCGGCGAAGATGCACGGGGCACCGCCGACGAACATTAGGCGCAGCTCGGTGTTTACCATTAACGTCGCGCGTGCGCTCGACGATATCAACCCATAGGGAGATATAGATGGATCTACATCAGACCAACGATCGCGACACCCATGCTTGCAGCGTGGCGGTATCGCAGGATGCTCTTAACCTGCTTAAGGGCATGTATGCTATTAGCCTTTCTCAGATGGATGAGTTTGAGCCACCTGATCCGGTTACTGCTCTTGCTAGGCTAATTCATGATCTAGTGGCAGTTCATACTTTTGGCAAGTTAGTGTGCGGCGGGAATCCGGCATGGAGCGCTAATCTTGAGATTGTTATCGCCGGCGCGATGACTGATCTTGTTGACATGTGTGGGGTTGAGGATGCAACGGAGGCTCTGGCGCAAGCAATAGATGACATAGATTACTCTGGCGATGAAGATGAGGACGAAGACGAGGACGAAGACAAGGACGAAGACGAGGACGAAGACGAGTGCGTAGCGTACGATGGGCTTGCGAGCAGGGTTAACGACTTGTTTCGTCAGCTACCGGAGCTATACCTGCTTAAGATAAGCCCTGACAAGCCAGCTCACGAGGGAATGTATTACGCCGCGGGTGAGGGGCCCGATCCGGTGGAGACTAGTCTGGGGGATGATGTCGAAGCGTGTGACGATATGTAGCGACTAGCGTGAGCGCGGGGGGCTTAGGCCCCCCCCGCCGCCTTTTGGAGGCGCTTTTATGTACGTGGTTACTATGCTGTCGTATCACCCAAAGCTGTTTGATGCATCAATGCGCCAGTACGAAGGGCGCGAGATGTTTTACTCCAGGTACGACCTTCTCAACATGCAAGCGCAAGCACATAAGGTGTGTCCTGAGGCCCTGTCAAGTATTGATGTGCGCCTGGCTGATATTGAAGAATACTCCGGGCAAGAGCTTAAGCCGACGGATTCTATTGTATTTACGAGGACTGGCGGGGCGGGTGATATCATTATGATACTCCCCTTAATACAGCGCATGAAGAAGGCTATGCCGTCAGTCCGCATTGGGTTGGCAACGCGCAAGAAATACACCCCACTCGGCAGCATGTCGCCTTATGTTGACGAAACGCTATCCATCCCATCGCCGGCTTTGGCCATTGAAAAATACGATTACATCGCCAATTTCTATGATGCCATAGAGTTTCCGTGGGCGCCAGCGAGGACGCTACACGGGTGTGATGTATTCGCAGAGCGGCTAGGCCTGCCTCATCTCACTCGGGAGGAAAAGGTTCCCGAACTAGTCCCCCCTAGGGGTGCCGTGAGGGGATTAGATAAACGGCTACGCAAGGATGGCATTAAAACGAGCGACCGCGTCTTGCTGTATCAGTTCAAGAGCAGCAATATCAATAGATCACTGCCTATCGGCAGGTCGGCGCAGTTGGTTTATGCATTGTCAACCCTCGCGCCTGACGTACACGTTATCGTAACAGGCGGGCCTAGGGATTGTAATCTCGAATGGCTAGGCCGCGACTCCAAGCCGATGCCCAAAATACACAACTGGGCCGGCAAGACGGATCTTTACGATATGGTTGCCCTATGCCAGCGCGCTTCCCTATGCGTCGCCCCCGATAGCATGTTGGCTCATCTCGGGGGAGCGATGGGCATCCCAACCATTGCACTGTTCAATGTCATTCCACCAGAACTGCGTGTGGGGCAATACGATAATGTTTACTCATTCTTCACCCCTTATAGCTGCGCGCCGTGTTTTTGCCATGGCTCCGACGCTTGCTCAAAATGCGCTATACTAATAAGCGATTGGGAGAAGCGTGGTAAGAAAGACGAGCCTCAGCCGGGAGCTCCCTGCTGGGATACGATAACTAATCGCGAGATATGCAACCAGGCGGCGCAAATGCTTGGAGCGGAGGGATGAGATGCAGGGCAAGAATCTAGTAATGGATGCATACGATTTCCAGCGCATGGGTGATGCCGAATTTTCCGAGGGAGCTTTCCGCAAGGTGGCAGAAGCGTCGGGCGAGTTGCGTGATTTTCTCTATCATAGCGGAGACGCGGGTGATCAGCATCGCATGTTGGATACCGAGTTTGCCATCGTGCTAGTTCTGCCCAACGGCGACAGGATGCGCAAGTATCCCATTAATAGCAAGACCGATCTGCAGATGAGCATCGCGGCCTTCAATAAGGTTTACAAGCGCTTGCCCTACAACATGGTTAACATCATCGTAAAGCGCTTCGAGAGTGCTGCTTTGCGTTATGGCGTAGATATCTCGTCCGAGCCGTGGTATAACGCGATAGCTAATGCAAAGGGCGAGCATCTCTCCTTCTTCTATCCCGTGACGGAGGGGTTGCTTGCTACGCTAGACAGCATAATGGAGAAGCAGGCCTCCGCGGAGGAAACGGGGCATTTTGGCATCAATCAAGACATTAACGGGGCTACTTACCAGCGCTATCCTATCAACACCAAAGCGCAGTTGCAACATGCCATCGCGGTAGTTGAGAAGAACGCGCGGCATTGGTTGGCGTCCTATGCGATTCAGATGTCGCGAGCTATCGAAAAGCGTGCAGAAGAGTTGAACGTGACCATTCCGGAGGACTCCAGTGTGCATAAATATGCAGCACGTTCGTTCAGCGACTCCGCCTATGGTCATATAATGGCGAGGACGACGATGGTCAACAACATGGATGGTTACATGGCCTATCGCGATCTCGCCGAGAAGGTAGCCAGTAAGCAGTATTCGCCAGCCCAAGCTGCGGTTACGCTGGACAACCTAGATCACGCCAATAAGTTGCACTATTCCTGGCATGATAGAGGCCTTGCGCGTCCTGTCGATGCTGTTTTGGGCTGGCCTATTAAAACGGCCAAGACGGTATCTATTGGCGGGATAGACATTGATGTCAGCAAGCTGCACGACATGGCCGTCAATGATCCGTCGCTGTTGGTTGAGCGTTTGGGTAGTGATGTGGTGGGCAAGCTGCGCAGCGATCCCGAGGGAACGCTTATGCGCATGGCGGCCCCTCAGCGCACGGTGGTTCTAGACGTGATGGGGCGTAAGGCATAACGATGAGATCTCTCCACGATGTGCTGCGGGACGTAACGTCAACGCCATTCGAGATCGTGACGGTGTTGGATCATCACTTGGATCAAGTGTGGCACTTTTGCGAGCCGGAGACATTGTGGATGGAGATAGAAGACGCCACTGCGCAGCAGGGCGATATCCTGAAGTTTGATGACATACCTCGAGCCATGAAGAACAAAATCATGGCCATCAGGGTATGTTTCAACTCCCTAGCTCCATGGCAGGATTGGGCGGTATTCCCCAACATATGCCTAGCGCTCTCAGGGGTAACTCCAGAGCCGGATTCGTTGCTTACGCCAGAGCCATCTTCCATAGTGCGATGCGTGGAGTTTATGCGCACCATCGAGCCTAAGAACCAGTTCGAGGGCGAAGTAGCCGCGATGATAGCGGTATTGCTATACAAGGAGGGCTTCCTCTGGCTGCCTGGTTATCTAGGTGCGCTAGTAAACACTCCATTGCGTAAATTGCTCGCCGCGGCTACTGCCGGAAACGGCCCTGAAGAGGATGCCGACAGCATCGTCCTCGATATGATTATGGGTTACATGCGCGCTACCTACGGCAAAGAAACGGATTGGCTGATAGAGGAGGAGCCGGTAGCTGTGCATACCGTTAAAGTGTTGGCATTAGAGCATGCCGCCAATGATGCTAAGCGATACTGGCCCCGCGAGCAGCCACAAGGGAAGTGATGTATGTCGTCGATACTTAGTGAGGTGAGAGACTCGTATGGCTTGATGACGGCGGATTACAAAACGCCGTTCATTGATCTCGCCACGGCTAGCACGCCTGAAAAGGCAGAAGACTTTCACGATCTAGCTCTATATATCTACTATACCAACCCCATCGTCAGGTTGGCCATCAGTAAGCTCGCCGAGTATGCCGTTACGGATCTCGAGTATAACGCTGAGACCACGGCGATTGAGGATCGCTATCGCAACGTATTTGAAAAGGTCATGCGCATCAAGCGGCTCCTTATCGTTATCGGCCTCGATGCATTCATCAACGGCAACTGCGTCGTCACGCTTAATTTCCCCGTTGAGCGCAAGTTTTCGTGTCCTAAGTGTGAAGCTCGGCGTGCGGAGCTGACGCAGGCGCTAGAGGAGAAACGCAAGGAGCGTGAAGATACTACTCTTCTTTTCCCCTCGGATGACACACTCATGGCGGGGACTAGCATATCAGGTGAAGGTCCTCGCGAGGAAATCATACCGGATTCCTATAGCGCTAATGCCATAAGTGACTTGACGTACAAGCGCAACAAGTTCAACGGAACATGCCCGACCTGTGGCAGCAAGGTTGTGTTTTCCGCCATTGACGAGCATCGCATTAACGAGCGCGATCTCATAGTGCGCACGTGGCCTATTAATCTAATACGCATCAAGGCGTATCCGTGGAGCGGAAAAGAAGACATCTACTGGGATCCTCCGTCGTCGCTTACTGAAGCCGTTGAAGAAGGGGACATGGATGTCATCAATGAAACCCCCATGGCGGTACTAGATGCTATTAGAGAGAAGAAGATCGTCAAGCTTAACAACGTTTATCACTTCAAGCTGCAAGGCCCGACCGATGTGCATAGCGAGTGGGGTAAGGGGCTGCTGATATGCGCCTTCAAGACGGTTTACTTCCTAGACACGCTAAAACGCGCTAGCGAGGCTGTGGCTAACGAGCATATCACTCCTTTCAGGATGCTAGCTCCGGTTGATACCGACTATGCCTCTGCAGTGGCTATGCAGGATCGCCTGCGGTCGTTTATCCTCGAGGAGTTTAAGCATCAGCGTGAGGATCCTAACTACATAGGGTTTTCGCCAATACCTGTTCAGGAGATATACTTCGGCGGTAAGGGCCGCGCATTCCTTCCTTCTCAAGAAGTAGCTGCAGCTACGGAGGACATGCTTCTCGGTTTCGGCCTGCCGCGTGGGCTAATCGCGGGAGAGGCCACCTGGGCAGGTAACACGATATCGTTGCGTATTATCGAGAACTTCTTCTTGACGCATAGAGATCAGCTTCAGGAGTTTCTCGACTGGAGCTCGGATATCATCCAGTCGCATCTGAATTACGCTCAGTGCGAAGTCAAGATGCGCGAGTTCAAGATGCTGGATGACATTCAGCACAAGCAGATGATATTCCAGATGGTGGCCGGCCAGATGATCCCCTCCAAAGTCTTGATCGAGATGGAGGGTTTGAATTATGAAGACATGCAGGCAGAGCTAAAGGCTGAAAACATCGCCAAGGCGCAGATGCAGGCTGATGCTATGAATATGATAGCCTCAGCGCAGTCTAGCCATCAGGCCAGCCTGATGGAAGACCAGCAAGCCATCATGGTGCAGCAGATGAACGCTCAGCAGCAGGACATGACGGATCAGCTAGTGCGTAACATCCAGAAGATGATGAGTCAAGGCATGACCGTTGATCAAGCTGCGCAGATTATCATGCAGCAGCAGATGCAGCAGAACACGCTCAATCAGATGATGATGTTGCAGATGCAGGCTGACCAGGCCAAGCAGCTATTCCTCATGGATAGGATGAATCAGGCGCAGTGGAGCACTCTAAGGGCGCAGCGTGAGAGCGCGATTCAGGGCATGATGAACATGATGCCTAATATGAACCCTATAGCGCAGACCGGCAACTCTATCTATGACATAGCAATGACTCTCGCTGGATGGGATCCGGATCAGCGTGATGAATTCCTAAGGAAGCAGCAACAGTCTGATCCGGTAGTATACGAGCAGCTTGTGGATTACATGAATAGCGTGGGTATCCCTCCTGGGCAACCTCACCCCATGGCTGACAATCAAGGCGGTAGGCGATGAAGGTTTCTAGTCGGCGACGCGTTAGGACCTTTAACCTCATAGTGGAAGCCCACCGCCAGGAGTTTGAGGAGGTATTAAACAACCCCAATGTGTTGTTGGATATCTCCAAAGACGTGCAGTATTTCTTCGACGACAAATCGGGGCGCATCATGGCTGTGGTATATTATACCGAACTCGAGCCCGCCCGTGAACCCGTTCTGGAAAACCCAAAGGCGATACTAGCGGCGACTGAGGAGGCGTGGCGTGGCGACGACGAATGATATGAGCCAGTGTCTTTGTGACGCCATAGGCGAGCGCGAGTTGCTTACGGCAGATGAAGAAGTAGCACTGGGACGCCGCATACAGCATGGTGACGTAGCCGCGCGCGATGATCTCGTCATGGCCAACATGCGCTTCGCTATCAAGATCGCAGGCGAGTTCAACACCAAGTGGAAGGCAGAGCGAGAGGACGTAATAGGAGCCGCTATTGAGGGTTTAATAGAGGCGGCTAATCGCTTCGATCCTTCTAACGGGACGCGCTTTACCACCTACGCTAAGTACTGGATTGACTATAGGATACATCAGTACCTCAATCAGATGGTGCCGATGATTCACGTCCCCGCCGGTCAAATCAACATGGTGCGTGCGTTGCATAGGGATCTCGACGCCGAGTCTAAAAAGCAAAACGACTACTCCTTAACGGAGGAGCGCCTTGCCGAGCAGCGCGGGATAAAGCCGGAGATTGTAGGGGCGATTAAAAACGCCTTCACGGTTGTGTCGGCGGAGGATGTTACTATTTACGAGGACGTCAACGGTGACGACGGTGAACAGCCTGCTGAAGTATTAGACCCCGCCCTGCTGAAAGCTATTGATGAATTGCCGGAGATGCATTGTGACATCATCCGGCGCTTCTTCGGAATAGGGTGTCAGCGCCAGACTCTGCAGCACATTGCGCAGATACGCATGTTAAGTCGCGAGCGTATCCGGCAGCTAAAAAACGAAGCGCTAGAAATGTTGAGAGAGCGGGGCCTGGCAGAACCGTAGTCCCACCAGGCCCCTTCCCCTCCCTTATTTGTTACCGGCGGTCGTCCCGGGGCGATGACCGTCTGTCGTCATCGCCCTCGCGTACCCATCCATCGTCCGCCCGGTCTGCCAGGCGGTCGTCGGACGTCCGGTCAGGATCGTATATCATCACTTCACCTCCCTCGGCGTTGTTGATATACCCTCACTTCTTTTATAACGCAAGCACACCCCCTATTGACGATTTAATCCGGAGATGATATATTCCTCGACAAGGAGGTGTGCTATGAGCGGGAGACGCGCCAAGCTTATCCGTGCGTATGTGAGTTCCATTTGGAGTGTGCTATCTGACGAGGATCGCGAAGCGTGGCATCATGACGTGCGTAGATTTTACCGCCATGCCAAGCGTGAGTGGATTAGGGGCAACTTCCGTGGGTAATGAGCTAGTCCACGTAGACGCCATCCTGGCAGCCGCTATATGCGCTGGGATAGCACGCAATATTGCCGAGCTGCATTACTCTAACTTAGACGAAGAGTCTAAACAGCGCTATCATGTCGATGAATTGATGGGCGCCTTTGGAACACTAGCGGGCAATGAGCAGGCGCTGTCGATGATGATGTCGTTGGATACCAAGCACAACAAGGCGTGGTTGGACAATGTTGCGTTAGTGCTGCGAAGCATCTATAATGTAATGGCAAGGCTAATCGGTGAGGGAGAGCAAAATGTCGAGCACGCGTCAGATAGTGCATGATACGTATGTGCGTACTAAGCCGCCAGTTATGGATCCCAACGCGCGCACGATACGTTTCAACTTCACGCTATACTCCATTCCTAGTGGCGTGCCAATTGAGCTGTTGTACGACAATCTAGTCTCGGCCGTGACTAATCGCAGCATGAGTGAATTGGCTGATGCGGTTGCCGCGCTGGAGCCGTATAAGACCAAGATGCACGTCAAGCCGGCGTGGCGTCAGACGGAGATATATGATCCGTTTGACCGCGTAGTGATTAACTGACCATGGATCTATTCGATATATTAGCGCATTATCGCGACCGGTATGCCGAGCTGATTCATGGTGGGCTAGAGGAGTTGCGTCGCTTGATTAAGGAAGCTAACGATAACAATCTCTATCGTGACATCATGGTAGAGGCCATCAAGCACTTCGAGTCTTTCGAGCCAGAACCGAAGCCGGATCCGTTGGGCATCCCCACCGTTGGGTATGGCCACGTTGTGGTAGGTGGAGAGCCGCCGTATCCATGGACTAAAGATCAAGCCGCGTTGTATCTAGTGGACGAGCTTGAGGAAAAGTACGTCCCTCAAGCTAAGCGTGCGTGGAATTCCAAGCCGGGTAAAAAGTGGCGCACGGAGGAGTGGGATCTACTCCCTCCGTGGACACGCGCCGGATTGGTGTCTGCTGTATACAACGCCGGGCCGGGGATCATTACTGGCGGCACGTGGCCGTGCAAAGCAACCGATGCTGAGGCAGGCAATGTCTTCTACAAATACTCCACCGGCAGGGATCGCGCCACCGGGAAAAGGATTAGACTTCCCGGGCTAGTCCGTCGCAGGTTCTTCGAGTGGAAGCTAATGACCGAGGGGGAGATTGATTTTCAACCCGCTGGATGGCGGGAATGGTATAACAGGCACAAGCTCTAAGAGTTAGTCGCATTACCCATCGGGGCCGGCATTTGCCGGCCCTGCTCGTCTGGAGGCGAGATGGCAAAAATCAAGGCCGTGCGCGCGCTCGTATATTCAAGGGTTGTAGGCTATTACACCCCGGTAGACTCGTGGAACAATGGCAAGAAGGAGGAGTTTAAGGACCGTCAATATATTGACGTATCATCTTCTTGGCCTGAGCAGACTAAAAAAGAATCCAAGCCGTTGGGCCTGGTTGTGGAGTTAGTCTCCTAGCGGAGGGCTTCCCCTCCGCTAGGAGCATGATCGTCAGAACGGTATGTCGTCGTCGTAGCCGTCACCCTCGTCGGGTGCGGCGTCTGGACGTGGCTGCGTCGGGCGTGGTGGTGGTGCACTCCTGCCGCCACGTCTGTCGTCGATGGTTGCCGCCAGGATGGTCAGGTCGGGGAACATGTTGAGATGCAGGAGGAACTTGTCTCCTGCTTTCGTGGTCTGCATGCTCCCCAGATAGAAGTCCGGATAACCTTCCGGATTGGCAGCGCGCTCGCGCTCCGTCTTCTGCCGCACGATGCGGTAGCTTCCGGGCCGTCGCTCGTCGACGAGTGCTTGCATATCATAGGGAACGATGTAGAGCTTGATGTCGAAGCCGGGTCCGCGCTCCTCCATCTCTCCTACGGTTAGATACCGCGTGCGCTCTTCCTTCGAGGGGTCTCCCTCGACAATGCTTTTCAGGGCGTACTTCATGTTACTCCATCCTTCTTAGGGCAATTGGCTTGTCGGTGGTTTCGCCGCCGTGGTCGAAGGTCGCGACCATCTCGTGCCAACATCCCGGGTGCATTCCGCACTCTCTGCGGACGACGCGGACGTAACACTGATGGTAGTAGTCGTATACTGTTACATCGCAGGGGGCGTCGTCGGGGCCCAGCAGCTCAGCGTCCTCCTGCGATACTTCGATAACGTCCATAGTGCGCTCTGGATCGATCGGATTGGTGACTTCGACGGGAAAGCACGGTTTCTCTACCACTATGACTTCGGGATCCGGCATGATGCCTCCTTGGATGGTGTGTTATCACACCTGGCTAGCGGCGGCTTCTGTCAGAGTCAGTACTACGGTGCGACTGAGCTCAGAGCCGCTCTTCATTGGGCAACGCTCGCCTGGCTTGAGCATGGGAACGTAATCCCCGCCCGCGGCTGCGTCGATGGGCTGGGCAAGGCCTAGCTTACATGAATATCCGCTATCGGAGCGCAGCTCGCATTTTGTGCTGCAATACATTAACTCGCCACGCGTAAATACGCGCAGCGTGATCGGCAGCATCACTAGTAGCGGGTCTCTCATGGGTCCTCCTTCGTTAAGCTGGCTTCGCTTTATATATACCGCATTATCGCCGTTATTGTTCTCTCCGCCAATACTCCAGCATTAAGGCACACAGCTGGCGCTGAGATGCGACCGCTTGAGCGTGGTCGTCGTAGTAGCTTAGGGTGCCATATACGATGTCGCCGGCATGTGTCCCGTCGGGGTTGCGTGTTGTGGTCCAGTTTCGCCAATATACTCCTGAGATATTGCCGGCAAGTGACATTCCGCGCTCGCAACGCTCGAAATACGGAGACTGGCGGATTGCCAGTTGCGGTCTCGCGCGCAGTTCATTGTATATGCGGAGGGGGAGAAATACCACATGTTTTGGCATCCCGCGGTATGAAGGGTCTTTGCAAAGCCGTGGGATCCAATCGACAGGCATGGTGTTATCACTCATAGTACTTCCTCCAATACAGCAGCATTAACGCTGATAGCCTGCGTTGTTCTTTAATTGCAAGGTCGTGCTCCCAATACATCATGCCGCTCTGGGGCTCACCCTCCAACTCCAAATCATCGTCCCAGTAGAGTTCCTCGCCGAAAAGGGATATTATGTCATCAGCGGAGTTATAGGGTGGTCGGTTTTCTAGCCTGGGCCTCTGAAGCAGCTCGCATCGTACGCTGCGGGGTAAGCACACCGTCCATACCGTCAATTCAGCGTCGTATAGATCATCCTCGAAGAGTCGCGGGACCCAACTAGAGGGCATATATTTCGTCATGATATCGCCCCCTCACGCCACAGGGCCATAATTAGTCCCATGAGGGCGCGTTGGGTGGCTACGGCGTATTCGTGTTTAGTGAAGGGGTCGGTTGTATAGTCTTGCCCCTCCTGATGTTCCTGCCAGGACACTATGATATGCCTCCATCCCTGATCTCGTGCAGGCAGCGTAACGTAGAGCTGAAAGTCCGAGCGCACCCTGCATGCCTTGAGGGGGCCGGGGCGAACCGCACCTGTGACGCTGTCGGGCAGTGTAACCAACATGCCGTGCTTTAGGCGCGGAATCCATTTCGGGTCAAGATGTTTCATCATGGCCTCCATCCTGTGCGCCATTTAGCCAAGACGAGTGCAAGAGCAGCGCGTTGCGCCGTTATTGCGTTCTGATGCATCCCGAATTGCATCCAGCAAAGTTCCTCGCCCCTCCAAAAGATAGAAGGCAATGAGTGCCGCCCATCCCATACGTAGCGGCGCGCGCGCAGATATCCTCTCGATAGCGTCACCAGCACGTCGACGTACGAAGCGCACGCCACGTCGCGAATCTCGATTGCTCTAGTTGTGTCGCCAGGTTGGTCTATGGCCCGGCTGGAGATGGTGACCGCATGAAGGTTACCACGGCGCTCAATCCTCGGAATTAGCTCTGGGTCTATCACTCCGGGCCCCCAGTGTCTCGCCATATACTTAGCATCAGCGCGAGTAACGCGCGTTGCACCTTAATAGCATCTGTGTGGCCTAGTAAGCATATCGCATTGTATCCTCCGTGGCGGTAATGCGTCCAGCCCAACAAAGCCTGCTCTGGGTCTATCATTACCTCGTTCACTTCCGCGGCTGCCCGTGGGGCAGCAGCCCCCCATGCTTCATTGGAAACAGCGCCGGTCGGGTACGGTGAGGGCGGGGTTATAAAATACGTTCCTTGCAACAGCGCGATGGGGCAGCATTTAATAGGGAACTCAAAGACTAGCGCCGAAGGTAGGCATATTAAGGTCCAGAATTCGCCGCGTGGCATTGTGCGTGGTATCCATTCTACAGGCAACAGTGTCATGTATTGTTAACCTCCCTCCACGCTATGCGGGGTATCATGTTTTCCGGCATGTATCTCATGATTTCTTCTCCTGCAAAGTGCGCCACAAAGCCAGCATCAGCGCCAATAGTTTGCGCTGACATGCGATGGCTATGTCTTGATTGATCAATGTGGCGGTGAATTTTATCTGCCTAGGATTATCATCGTTCCAGCGCCATCGCAAACAACGATACATCGCAAGGTGCATGATATCATCTCCTCCGCGGAGCATGCCCGGTAGTTCTACGACGAGGTTTGTCTCCGGGATGACCGCATACATCCTGGGCCTAATGTTAGCTAAAGCTACTACGGCCCCTGCGGAGACGCTTATTGTTGTGCCCATGGGCAGGTGGCGCCCGAGGCGCGGAATCCAATTCGGCGGAAACTCAGCCACGTTCTTCTTCCTTCCTATGATAATGCAAAGCCGCGGCGATTAGTGCCCGCTGCCACTCAATGGCGAAACTATGGCTGTTGGTGTGCCACGTCGTGTTTACGCATGGCGTGATCACCATTTCGGGGTCACGACCGGGGAGGAACAGCTGGATTAGTTTGTGGTCCCGACTGAAGGTGTTTCTTATGTGTGGGGCGATTTTCGTAATGCGGATTGAGTTGTTTGCGCTAATCTCAACCCTAATTATCTCATCCATTTACATACTCCTTTGCGTGAAATGCACGAGCTACACTCATGATCTTTATAACCCATAACGCGGGATATTGGCATTGACCCCCGCGGTCTGCTGCCTATACTAGATATTGCAAATCACTACATGGGAGGACATCAATTGCCCAAATACGGACGAGGTGCAAGCCAGCGTTCTGACTACGTTGAGCTGCTTAATGTCATACAACGCCGATTGCAAGAGCTATTTAATGTCGATGGTAAAACGCGCAAGCTACGTATTGAAAACATAGACGTAGGGAACGTTAACGTCGGCATGGCCCTCGAGGAGCAGCTAGATGCTAAATACTACAACCGCGACTTTACCAACCCTGTCCGTGCCGATTTTGTTTTATATGACAACGACGGCAAGGAAATCGAGCGGCTTAATCAGCGCCTTGTGATGCATCTCCCAGCCCTAACCGAGCGTGGCACCTTCATCATGGGCGGCAAGGAGTATTCCGTTAAGCGCCAGCTAAGGCTTAAGCCGGGCATTTATACTACCGAAGTCTCTGATGGCGTGCAGGCATTTATCAACACCTCCACGCGGCAGAATATGAAGGTTAAGTTCAATCCTGACACCTCGATGTTCTCGCTCCACGTCGGCGCGCGCAAGTTCCCCCTCATGGCCGTATTGGAAATGCTAGGCGTGCCCCGTGAGCAGTTCGTCAAGATGTGGGGCCAGGATATTGTTGATGACAATCACGCCTCTGATAAAACAAAGGCTACGGTGCTGAACAACCTATATGCTACGATGTTCTCCTACGCCCCTCAGGGCGTCCCCGCGGAAGAGAAGATAGCTAATCTAAAAGAAGCTCTTAGCCAAAGCTCTGTCGATCCATGGGTTACTAAGGTTACCGTGGGCCGCGAGGCGGAGTCGCTATCCCCCGAACTACTGTTCCAGGTGAGCAAGAAGATGCTTGATGTCAGCGCGGGACGCGCTAAGCCGGACAGGCGTGATGCGCTTTATTTTAAGGTCCCGCTGGGCATAGACGACATGGTAGATATAGCTATTGGCAAGCAGTCCAACAACATATCCAAGAAGGTCAGATTGCGTCTTGACGACCCCAACAGGGCTATTGAGTCGATAGTGAGTCGTCCGTTGGTTACGCTTGGCGGCACGGTGCGCATGAAGTTCTTGCTTGATGAGCTTTCTAGCACCCCAGAGCAGGTCAACCCATTTGACATCTGGTCTGCCCGCAGGGAGTTCACCGTAATGGGCGAGGGCGGTATTCCGTCAACGCATTCGGTGTCTCCGGAAACGCAGGGCATTGACGACACTTATCTGGGCTTTATCGACCCCATACAGTCGCCCACGGGCGGCAGGGTGGGGCTTAACATGTTCATGGCCCGCGCGGCTGATAAGGACGGCAAGCGCCTAGTTGCTCGCGGGAGAGAGGCTCAGACCGGCAAGCCGGTTAGCTTTTCACCTGAAGAGGCATATGACAAGGTAGTGGCCCTTCCGGGGTCGTTCGAGCTTAAAGACGGCAGGATGATTCCTAAGTCGTTAGTCGTGAAGGCCTTGGTGAGGGGCGAGATCAAAGAAGTCCCGGCTAAGTCTGTGGATTGGACTTATGAAACGCCGGAGGCCACTATTAATCAAGTGATCAACGTGCTGCCATTTCTTAATCACAATTCTCCAGTGCGAGCCAATTACACCGGCAACCAGATGAAGCAGGCCTTGCCGTTGAAGTATCGCGAAGCCCCCCTGGTCAAGTCATTCATCGGCCGCATGGATAATAAGGACCAATACGGCGAAGATGACATGTATGAGTTGACCAACCTGAGGGTCCCTAGCCATCTCGATGGGGCTAAAGTCGTATCTGTGGGCAGCGATTACATCAACGTGCTAACGTCTGATGGCAAGAAGGCCAACTTGCGCTTCTACAACGCCTTCCCTCTGAATGGCACTACGTTTCTAGATTACAAGCCGACGGTTAAACCCGGAGACGTGCTGCGCGATGGCGCTATCTATGCTGAGAATAATTTTAGCAAAGACGGCCAGCTAGCCTTTGGGGTTAACCTTAGGGTGGGGTACTTGCCCTACAAGGGCTTGAACTTCATGGATGGCTTAGTCGTCTCTGAGAGTGCGGCGAAGAAGCTCACTTCGGAGCATATCCACCAGATGCAGCACGGGGTAGCTCGTAGCGACATACTCTCCAAGAAGCGCTTCGTGGCGCACTACCCTGGAAGCTATAACGCTGCGCAGCTAGCAAATCTAGATGATGACGGTGTAGTCCGCGAGGGCGCGATTGTTGAGCCTGGCGATCCCCTGATGCTCAAAATGGGCGAGCGTGCCCTAACTGAGGACGACATCCTGCGCGGCAACATCTCGTCAGTCTTCAAGAACCCACTGACTCGCAATGATCACGCATGGGATCGTGATGTGCCAGGGCGTGTCGTCAAGGTGGTCCGTGGAGACGATTTTGTCAAGGTATGGGTGCGTACTGAAGAGCCGCTTGTGGTGGGAGACAAGGCTTCTACCAGGGCGGGCGCTAAGGGTGTTGTTGTAGCAATCATCCCCGACGACCAAATGCCACACGATGCCTCCGGGCGGCCTTTGGATGTGATACAAAACCCGGCGGCGGTGCCTTCGCGGATGAATATATCGCAGATCCTTGAGACTGCCGCGGGCAAGGTTGCCGAGTATGACGGCAAGCCCTTCAACGCCCCCAACCTACACAGCAAGATCGACGCGTCGGTGTTGAAGGAAGAGCTGCGCAAGCGCGGCTTGTCAGACACCGAGATGTTGTATGATGAAAACAATAAGCCTATTGGCCAGATATATGTCGGCCCGCAGTATTTTACTAAACAGAAGCAGCAGTCGTTTAAGGCGCTGCGCGCTAGGAGCAGAGAGGATCCATACGAACTAGCCTCACGCCGGCCGCACAAGGGGCCTAAGCAGGACCTGTTGGGCCTGTTCTCAATGCTGAGCCATGGCGCTAGCAATGTGCTAAAAGAAACCGCCACATTTAAGAGCGAGTGGAATGACGACTACTGGCGCGCGCTAGAGATGGGTCAACCCGTCCCGGCGCCCAAGACTACTTTCGCGTATAATCAGCTCATTAATATGCTTAAGGGGGCGGGGATTAACATCCGCGAGGAGGGCCCCGACCTGCGCCTAGTCCCCCTGACCGATCGAGACGTGCTAAAAATGTCCGGCGGAGAAGTCCCCGATCCAGGACGCGTCGTGCGCATAGGCGAGCCTGGCTCGCATGAGTTCCTCGCCCCTCAGCCTGGAGGGCTATACGATCGACAGATCTTCGGCGGGATGTCTGGGACTAAGTGGGGGCATATTTCGCTGGCTGATGGCTTCCCCAATCCGATGTATGAAGACGCGATACGATCTTTGCTCGATCTTAGCAAGCAGCAATTCATGGGCCTCGTTTCTGGCCGGCTAGGCATAGATAGCGAGGATAATATCAAGCCATACGGCCCTGGCGTTATGATAGGCGGCAATGCCATGGCTAGGCTGCTTAGCAAGATAGATCGTGACGATACCATTAAGCAGCTAGTCCCGCAGATCAAGACACTAAGGGGGGCTTCAAGGGATAAGGCTGTCAAGAAGCTCAAGTTTCTAGCGGGACTCAAGCGCGCTGGGATGCAGCCCACTGATTACATGATGAGCAAGCTCCCCGTTTTGCCCCCAGCTTACCGGCCGGTTTATATGACTAAGGACGACAAGCTGCGCGTGAGCGACTTGACTGTTTTCTATCAAAACATAGGGCGTATCAACAACTCGCTCAAGGACATGAGGGGGTTGCCGCGCCGGTGGATGTATTCTCTCCGAGAGGATGCATACAAGGCTATAGGCCAACTGCAAGGCGTGGAGAAGGGTGACGCAAGCCAGGCTAGGATGGCAAAGGGTATTCTGGAATATCTTAAGGGCGATACTCCGCGGACGGGATATTTCCAGAGCAAGATGCTAGCTAAGCGTCAAGCTCTGGGCGGGCGCGCAGTCATCATGGGCGATCCCAAGCTCGACATGGATGAGATTAGGCTGCCTGAAGAGATTGCGTGGACGATATACCGCCCCTTCATCATCAAGCGTCTAGTACAAAACGGCATGCCGGCGCTGAGAGCTAAAACGCTAACCGACAATCGCAGCAAGGTTGTGGAAGACGCTCTCGATCAGGAGATGGCGGAGCGGCCCCTCATCCTCAGCCGCGACCCTAAGCTGCATAAATATAACTACTTAGCCTTTAACGCCAAGAAGTATCCCGGCACGGCTATTTATCTACCTCCATTGGTGACTAAGGGCTTCAACGCCGACTTCGACGGCGACCAAATGTCGGTCACCGTTCCGGTTACTCCCGCGGCAGTGCGTGAGGCCAAGACCAAGATGCGGCCTTCGCAGAACGTGATCAAATACGGGCCGGACAGTGTTCTAGTTAAGCCGGAAGAGGACACCATCGCGGGACTATATCGTGCATCCATGGCGGGTGACGCAAGGCCGAGCAAACGCTACAATAACTTCTCCGACGCACTCGAGGCGTTTAGGGCTGACGAGATAGGGCTGACGGATATGGTTGCGGTGGGAAATCAAATCACCTCGCCAGCTAGGATTATGATCAACGAAAAGCTCCCCGAGGGGTTCCGCAATTACGACACCGTGTGGAGTGACAAGGCGCTGGTCGCAACCCTTAATCGCATCGCTGACGAAAGCCCGCAGGATTACAAGGCCACAGTACAGGGCCTTAAGGATTTGGGCGACATGCTCAGCTACAAGACTGCGATTTCCTATAAGCTAGACGATTTCATTCCCATCAAGAACAAGACCGAGATCAACTCCTTACCTACCATGGGGCAACCACCGGCTAATTTTAATGAAATCCGTGAGCGTGTAATAAACAAGCTCAAGGAGGTAACGGATCCAAAATCCGCCATGGCGGTGTTGGCTGATTCGGGTGCTAAGGGGAGTTGGAGCAATGTGCTTCAGATATTGTATTCCCCCATCTATTCTACGGGTTTCCAGGGCAAGGCCTATCCGCAGCTATTGCGCACTGGCTATGGCGAGGGCATGGACTTCCCTGACTATTGGACTGCCGCCAAGGGGTCTAGGGTTAGCGAGATGGGCAAGACTATCGAGGTGAGGGATCCGGGATACTTTGGCAAGCAGCTAACCAGAGCGGCCCTGGGCGTGACCGTACGTCCAGGCAAGCCTGCTGTGGTTTCTGGTATTGACTATGAGGTGTCACATCCCACAGTGCTCTATCGCTATCTTGCTAAGGATGCCATTGCCCCTAATGGGATGGTTATCGGCAGGGCTGGTCAACCGGTGACGCAAGACATGGTGGTGGCTGCTCAGAAGGCGGGGTTGAAGCAGTTCAACGTGCGCTCTCCGCTTACCACATCAGCCCCCGAGGGGTTATATGCGGAAGACTTCGGGAGGCTCCCTGGTGCGGATAAGCCTGCTGTTGGAACCAACATGGGCGCCATTTCCGCACAGACCCTCAGCGAGCCGGCGACGCAACTGGTGTTGAAGTCGTTCCACCAAGCAGGAGCTGCAGGGGCGTCTAAGAAGATAGAGGGTTTGTATATGATATGGCCCCTACTCAACGGGAGAGCGCCTGCTGGGCAGAAGGCAGCCATGGCTCCGCGCGATGGGGTGATCAAGTCTATCAACACTCTCAAATCCGGAACGAGGATCTTGACCATGGATAATGGGCAAGAGATAGTGGCAAGCCCCGGATTGGACTTGTACGTCAAGGCGGGAGATGCCGTCAAGCGGGGTCAGCAGTTGCAGGATGGGTATATGGACCCGCAGGAGATGCTGAAGTATCGTGGGCTGCGCGAACTTCAGCGTTATCTGGTAGAGCAGATATCTACGGCCTATGGCAAGACCGCGCCCGACAATCGTTACATTGAAGTGCTTGTCGGGGCCCTTACTCGTTTTGCTAAAATAGAAGATCCCGGTGACGCCGATGACTTCGTGTATGGAGATGTTGTTGCGGCAAATAAGCTTGCGGCGATGAACAATCAACTTAAGGCCGCCGGGATGAAGCCGATCGTCTACAAACCGGTGTTTGCCGGCATGGATCAGCACTTACAGCAGCTAGAGCCTGACTGGGCCATGAAGATGCTAGGTGGCGACCTAGTACGTCAGATGAGGCGTGCCGCCGCGACGGGAGCTACCAGCAGTAGACGTGGGGCTAATCCCATTATGCCATTCCTGTACGGCATCAACTTCGGCGATACGCTTGAGGAAACGGGAGAGTATTAATGCAAATCAACACTCTTAGGCCGTCTCATAGATTTGTCCTACGTGCGCTAATAAGCGTACAGAAGCCTGCGCGTGTGATAGAATTCGGGGCCGGCCTTAATAGCACGCAAATGCTGCACGAGCTAGCTCCGTCTTTTACGTCATACGAAAGCGACCCGGAATGGCTTGATAAGATTAAGACTGAAGTCCCCGGAGTAGACATCCGGCCGCTGCCGCTGGATGTAGCGTCGTATCGTATCTATCCATATCAAGTCCCGCCGGAGACTCAACGCAGGATACAGGCCGATATTGCTAGGCGCAAGGCTGATCAGTTTGATGTAATCCCTCTATGCCCGTTGCATCATCGGAATGGTAACCATGGCGAAGCGATCCACGCGGGGAGGCGCACGTGGGAGGCTAAATTCGGTACTGAGCTCGAGTTAATGGAGCAAGCCAAGCAAGCGGCGGCTAACCATTTCGCAAGATACGCGCCTGACTCTTTGACAGGCTAGGCTAGATGCTATACTAAGATAGCTAACCAGGAGGTCGTCCTATGATGTTAGAGGCTCTAAGAGATAACCTGAAAACTGCAGCAATTAATCCGCGTATGCTTATGGCTTTGTTGGGGGTAGGTGGCCTCGGTGCATTGGCCGCCTGGGGCATACCTAAGGCGCAATCTGCAGCTCAGGGCTGGAATACCAACATAGGCGGGCGTAATAGGGCGATGCAGGGCTATATGAACAACATGATGCAACCAACTGGAGCTCAGCCCATGGGTATGACCAACTTCCTGGGCCCGCTGCGTCAGCAGGCTAATCTAACGATGGGCGGACAGTAATGTCGCAATTGGCGGCGATGCTCAAGGAGGCCGCACTGCCCAAGCATGATCCGAAAGCAGCGCAGACTGTGGGTAAATTCCTGAGTCAGAGATGGCAGCGGGCACGCTACCCGCTGATCGCGCTGTTGAGTGTTTTCGGAGCATCTAGGCTGGGGAAATATTTAGGCAATAACGCGTTGAACTACAACTTCCCAGAGCGCGCTAGGGAGATGGCGGCCAGTGGGTCAGCTTGAGCATCTTCTGACTAAGCAAGCCGCTAACGTTGCGCAAGAGTCTTATGCCAACTTTATCAGTGGCTTGAAGTACAAGCCCAACGTGGCACATGCCGTGTCGGCGGGATTGGCCGGCTTAGGTCTTTGGGCGTTGCTGAGAGACTCTAAGCGCAAGCGGCGCGAATCTAACTGGGCTGAGACGCTTGAAGAGCTAGCCAACACCCCGCTGGGCGAATTGCGTGGGGAATTGGCCGAGCGGGCTAAAAATCTAGGCTCGCTAAGCGTTGCAGACCTAGCCTTGGCGTTGGGCGGTGGGGCAATTTGACAAAGGCGATGCTCGTCTATACTGATATATGCAAAGGAGGGAGTCATGGATCTAATACAGCGTGAATTAACCAAACTGGCAACAGCCGCCGTCATCGTAGATGAGGTGGTAAAGGCCGCGCAGACACAGGACGGCATGGCTAAAGAGGCTAAAATGAAGCCAGGCCTGATAGCGCTTTTGGCTGCCCTCGGCCTGGCCGGCGCTGGCGCAGGAGCCTATGCTGGCGGAGCGTTCGATCGCGAGAAGCTACCGCGCCCCGACGACATCAGGAAGGGCAATC